CGAATTTGACGCAGAATTGGGACTTTGAAGTTCCACGCCAGAACGACGAACAAATTCTTGAACCGACTGGCTCATATTACTATTGGTCACTATTTTTTTTAATAATCCTCTGTGAATCCGATACTTTCCTCAATCACATCAAGTCCGAATATGACTGGCTGTTTGGGGTAGGTTCTTCCCTTGTATTTAACAATCTCTTCTCGGACTTCAATATCCCTAGAGCTGAATGGTCCTACGTAGAAATCCTGGTTAAATTTAGGTTTACCGAGGTTGTTTGCAGAACAATGTTGGTTGAACATCTGCACGAAGATGGTCTGAGGAACACACAGTTCTTCACCATACTTGATAGATGTAGATTCCAGGAAGTTTGTGAGCGTACTCGCAACCATAGCCACTTGCTTCTTGATGATTTCAAAGTACTTCGGAACAACGTTCCAGATATCTCTATCCCTGTATTTGTTAGAATAATCAAGGTATCCACGAACGCACTTGAGGAGGATGATGGGTAGCTCCCTGTTGAGCTTCTCATCTAGCTGAGGATCAGCTTCCCTAACCTGCTTAGTGAAATTCCATGGAAGAATACGACGTAGGATAGAGCCAGAATTATCTTTCCAGTTTGGTACTTCGTTGCCACCCAAAACTCCAGGAACATTCCATTCAATAGATACCGCAGTCTTGTTCTTTACGGCGATAGATACATCTTCACCCGAAACTATAGACTGAAACTCCGCCTGTTCAAGGCCAAGATCGGATTTAATCTCTGGTGCAATGAACATGAAGTTATCCTTGATAGCAGACAAACCGAACTTCTTCTCAATATTATTCGCTAGGACACCAACATCCTCACTTTCATAGAACTTCTTGAATACCTTCGTAATTAGGGTACTTTTACCAGACCTCGCAATACCCTTGAAGAATGGGATAATTTGCCAAGAATCCAACTCACCAACATCATAACAGAGACGCCCACCCATCACATATGCCCAGTCACATACTTCCTGATCCAATTTCTGATACTTTAGAACCTTGTCGAAGTTTGGTGTTGGGATATCCTGCCACCTCTCCAGGTGTGAGAAGTCGTCAAACTGTTGATCAAAATACTTACAAGAAACGATAGTTGGATCTAGACACGCAAAGTCTGAGCTCTCATATGGATAGAAACGACAGTCATACACACCACGATCTGGGATCCATTCCTTACCAACAAAGAGACCGTTTTTGAAAGACCATACGTGTCTTCTCTTACTTATCTCAGGGAACTGCTGATCTTTGCATTTGGATACATGGTCAATAACCTCACGGAAAATACTTCCCTTACTTGTAAAGTTTTTCCAGTTTGTAAATGATGAATCTTTTTGAGCAATTGAATACACAAACTGATCTATAGGAAAAATTGGATTCCAAGCTCTAGTTCTGTACCCCTCGATAGTCTTGATTTCTTCACAACAATGTCCCTTGTATCTACGATACCCACACTTATATGTTTCTTCTAAAGTGTACAGGAGACATTTTTGATACGGTGAAATACTTTCAATCTCTTCATCATCCATAGCAGAAGGATCTGAAAACTTTGGAAATTGAGGCTGAACAGTTGGAGTACTTACACGTTCATAGGAGATGTAGTGACGTCGGATATTTTCATACCCATCCTCAATGTGTAGAATGATATTAGCAATACGCTTATCTAGACTAAGACCCAATTCATCAGACAGACTATCGTCATCCTTTGTATCACCATTTTTCATTTTCTCCTTTTTCATCTTGTTCATATGATTCCTTAACTCTACAGCGAAGTCAAGGTTCTTTTTTCTTATAGTCTTGATAGCTACCAAATCTATATCATTGATTGATACAGCCCCATATTCATTGAAGCAATTATTTGAAATGTACTGGTTGTATCCCAGCATCTGGTGACTAAGAAAGTCTTTTTCATGGAGTCCCCACGCATTCTCTAAATTTGATAAGAGGCGTGTACCCTGATCCTCATTCATCGACCGAATTTGCTGATTATGAAGCTCTGCCAAAGCTTCATACTTGTTGGGTTCCTTGTCGATGAAGTGGGTATTTTCCATATTAATGATACTACAGGTTTTTCTTTTAATTAGTTTTCAGAGATTGAAGTTGAGCTAAAATTTTCACTAAAATTTTATTTTGGACTTGGATCTGACTAGAAATTCCAACCAGAGCACTGCACACAGTGTCACCCTCATCGGTCGCGAACAGAGAACCGAGAAGCTCGGGTAAATCAATTTCCTCATCCTCACCAGGATCTATGATACTGTCAGTCTCAATTTCAATCTCGGATTCGGTATCTAAAATTTCACCATCTTCAATTTCATCAGGCTGTGTGGACATTTGTAGTAGACTGAGAAATTCTGGATCGCGAAATTTCGCATTTACCCAAAATTATTTTCTCTGCTTATAGTACAACAACTCTCAAAATGGCTGGCGGTCTTATGCAACTCGTCGCTTACGGTGCCCAGGATGTCTACCTTACCGGTAACCCTGAGGTAACTTTCTTCCAGGCTAAATACAAGCGCCACACTAACTTCGCGATGGAGAACATCGAGCAGACCGTGAACGGTACCGCCGCTGACTCCGGCCGCGTCTCCGTCACCGTTGCCCGCAACGGTGATCTCGTCGGCGACATGTACGTCGAACTCAAGGTCAAGGCTTCCGGTATTGACGAGGCTGGCGCCGCGTGGGTGGCCGAGCGTGCGATCAACAACGTCGAATTATCGATTGGTGGTCAGCGCATTGACAAGCAGTACCAGAAGTGGTGGCGTCTGTACACCGAGCTTTACCTCGATGACTCGAAGAAGGCTACTTACGGTAAGATGACATCCGGTATTTCCGGCAAGACTGTCTATTTGCCCCTATACTTCTTTTTCAACAGAAACCCAGGACTCTATTTGCCTTTGATTGCTTTGCAGTATCATGAGGTCAGGCTGGATTTTGACCTGTCCGCGCACTTCGATGAGTGGCTCGACACCTCCACCTTCAAGGTCTGGGCCAACTACATCTACCTTGACACTGAGGAGCGTCGCCGATTCGCCCAGAAGGGTCACGAGTACCTCATCGAGCAGTGCCAGCACACCGGCGCTGACACCGTTGACTCTGGCTCCACCAAGCAGGTCCGCCTCTCCTACAACCACCCCGTTAAGGAGCTTGTGTGGTGCTTCTCCAACACCCTCACCCAGAACTCCATGTTCAACTTCACCAACGCGTCCACCGATGCCGCCGTCAAGCTTCACACTGGTATGGCGCAAGCCGCTTCTTCCAACTCCTTCGTGTCCCTCTCCACTTATGGTGCCCCCATGCTTGGTGTCGGTGCCGAGGTTGGTGGCTCCGCCATCTTCACTGAGGATGAGATCGGTCCCCTCAACACCTTCAAGCTTGTGCTTAACGGCCAGGACCGCTTCAAGGAGCAGAAGGGCAAGTACTTCAACCAGGTCCAGCCCTTCCAGCACCACACTGGCTCCCCCTACGCCGGTGTCTACGCGTACTCCTTCGCGCTCAAGCCCGAGGAGCACCAGCCTACCGGCACTTGCAACTTCTCGCGCATTGATAACGCGCAGGTTGCTGTCACTATGGGCACCGCCAATGACGCGACCACCATGCACATGTTCGCCACTAACTACAACGTCCTTCGTATCCAGTCGGGTATGGGTGGCCTCGCTTTCTCCAACTAAATACTCATACGAAGTATTTTAGTAAATATCATTAAAAAACAAACCTCATTTTTAAAATGCACAGTACCAATGCTGTTTAAAAATGATTAGAGACATACGTATATCTATATGTATATGGGCAAATATACACGCACCCAACTGATTACTACTCTGACTATGATGTTGCACACCGCACAAGACGACCCTGATGTGGAACTTAATAGAACTATGGCACTCGCCATGTTTGAGGTTATACTCAGATATTACAATCTTTTAACACGAAAAGGTGATAAGAAACTCATTCAGGCCTGTTATGATAAGGCAAAAGGGCCTAAAAATGATCGCAGATTTGCGAAGTATGTTGTTAAATTTGAGGAACTTACTAGACCGCAACCCTTGCGCCGATCGAAGCGGTTAGCAAATAAGCGTACTTAAACGCAAGCCTCTCATTCTAGATAATGTTACTACGAAGAATCTATGATCTTATCACGAAAGTGGAAAAACCCAAGTTAGGTCGATGGTCTCTAAAGACATGTAATGAAATGGCGGCTTCTATAAACTCCGTGTACCAGAACAGAGATCACTGTGGTGATACGATATGTAAAACACCAAAAAAAGCTTCGGAGTATCCGGATAAGTCTAAATAATCATTTTTAAAACGCATATTCTATACGAGTTTTAAAAGAATTTTTAAAATTAGACGTTTTTAGCACGAGGGCGACGACGAGATATTTTGGTTTGTGATCTATATTTAGATGATCTTGATTTCCACCACCTGTATCCACCGAAACTAACTGAGATCATAGATACACAACATAAACAACACAGTAATAAGAGAATGATTAATGGAATCATTTCTCCCATTGCCTCTTCATTAGCTGCGTTAGTTATGTCATCCCCACATAGTCGCGTGAATTCCTCGCCAGTATTAAGCTTTGCCTTTTCTGCGTTAGATGCATCTTCACTCACCTTTACCTCTCTACATACACGTTTAGGAAACTTTTTGTCCTTAGGTATCCTAGGTAGTGATTGGACGTACTCCTTAGGTAGTGGTATAGGTAAAGCCAAAGCTCTAGACACTATATCCATCTTACTTTATGACAACAATTTATTTATCACCAACTACACTGGCGTTTTTGGTACGGTTTCTGAGAGTCGTGACCTTGGAAGACTGCTGGATGTGGTTTGGTACGAGGTTATCCTCCCAATCCCAAAACATAAAGTCACCTACGGGGATCTTATGATCACTTGTGACTAAGCAGCACACGACCTTGTCCACCTTGTCAGTGGGTTCAGCCTTAGAGAAGTTGCGAACTTGTTTGTAGACATTACCATCCTTCACGTAATGAGAACCAGTTACGTGAATGTCACCAATCTTGTAATAAGGATCACTTTGATTCTTAATCTTCATAGTAGCCTCAACAATGCTTCCGTTAATGAGAACATCACCAAGTTCAAGATTCTTCATTTGGCGGGTAGTACCATTCTTAAGTTGAACTTCAGTTTCGGGAGAGAAGCAACGACGACGGCGGAAGCGCCTGAAACGCCCTCTTCTGAACTTACGCCCGAAACGCCCCATTTTCCCAAAACGGCGGGGGCGGAATCTACGGCGACGCCCGCGGAGCTTCCTTTTCATTCGAGCCCTTAACCTCGCCATACGTCCACGTCCTCTTCCTCTTGGGCGGCGACCCCTAGGCCGTCTAGGCCGTCTAGGCCGTCTGGGGCGTCCACGTCCACGTCCACGTCCACGTCCACGCTTCTTCTTCTTACCAAAGAGGCGCTTTCTCATTGCGAATACTGCACCACCTATGGATGAAGAACAGCAGCACGCTATAAGCGCCGCTATCATCATACTGTTATCACCTCCCCCCTGATTTGGTAGAGGAACTGGTCCGTTCATTATGTATTAGGTCAATATTATAAATTGACCTTCTGGTCTTCCCAATCCCAAAATATATGTTCACCTACTGGTATTCTATGGTCATTTGTGATTACACAACTGACTACATCATCAACTGTATCTGTAGCTCTAGACTCTTTGAATTTTTCGACTCTTACGTATCTGTGAGAGACTAAGCTGCTAGTTGCCTTAATATAATGTGTTCCTGTGACGAGTATGTCAGTACCCAATTCTTCACTGTGAATACGGTAGTATTTGTCTCCCTCATTTCTAATCTGCATAGTGGCATTTACGATGCTACCATTCACGAGAACATCACCAAGCTTAAGGTCTTTCATAGCACGCATTTCACCACTTTGAAGTTTGATGGGTGTTTCAGCAGCGAAACAACGGCGTCGGCGACCAAATCTAAATCTGGGTTTACGACGTTTAAAAATCCTACGGAATCTAGGTTTTCTAATTTTCTTGAAAGTTCTACGAAACCTACGTCCAATCCGACGGAGTCTAGGTTTTCTAATTTTCTTAAAAGTTCTACGAAACCTACGTCCAATCCGACGGAGTCTAGGTTTTCTAATCCTTCTAAAAGTTCTGCGAATTCTACGAGGTCTTCTGCGAATTCTACGAGGTCTTCTGCGAATTCGCTTCCGTCTAGCTGCGGCAGCTTTCTGTTGGGCTCTTCGTCTAGCTGCGGCAGCTTTCTGTTGGGCTCTTCGTCTAGCTGCGGCAGCTTTCTGTTGGGCTCTTCGTCTAGCTGCATCAGCTCTTTGACGAGCAGCTGCTTGTTCTCGACGTCTTTTTTCAGCTTGCTGTCTAGCTGCCTCAGCTCTTTGTTTAGCGGCAGCGGCTTCCCTAGCTCTTCTCGCAGCAGCAGCTTGACTTTGTCTGGTTGCTTCGGCAGTAGCGGCTTGATCCGCTTGCTTTTTCTTAATAAAGGCAAATGCTCCACCCCCACCCAAAAGACTTACTGATGAGGAAGATGCTGAGGCGGCGCTCGCCATCATCATCATCATTGCCATAGCCATATTGGATGATCTCTTATTATATGTATAGAAAATTTAATATCAAGTACAAAACACGTATTGTTATATGTCTTTTGTACTTGTGACCCAATTACGAGAATTGATTTACTGAGCAACTGTTTTACGGTGACGTATTTTCTTAATTATGGCATCAACGTTTGTCTTGGTTGGGATTAGGTTATCTTCCCAATCCCAAAACACCATATTACCCACAGGGATCTTGTGATCACTCGTCACTAAGCAACTGACAATATCATCAATCTTGTTAGTGGGTTTAGCGTTAGGTAAGTTCTTGACTTGGACGTACTTCACACCATCTCTAACGTAGTGTTTTCCTGTAACATAAATGTCTTTCTTAAGTTCGGGTGAGTATATTTTATAGTAGGGATCGTTATAGTTCTTAATCTTCATGACTGCATCTACGACGCTACCATTAATTAGGGTGTCACCTAACTTTAGGTTCTTGATCAATACCATTTTACCACTTCGAAGTTGAATGGGGGTATCTGGGGAGAAGCAGCGGAAAAACCGTTTAAATTTACGGAAAGATTTACGTTTTTTTCTGAAAACGTTTATTTTTCTTGTAAATCTCGCCATACCTTGACGCTTTTTGAAAGGGTTAAGTGCTTTTAACGGGTTTAATTTACCTAACATACCACCGAAAAATGCAGCTACTTTACTCCAAAAGAAAAATATCGCCACGATTGGACTACTCACAGATGATGAACAAGAAGATGCCATACTAGACATCATCAGTAGGGGCATCATATTAGCAGCCATATTGACTACACTCTACTTTAATCTCACAATTTTTTTTGGATCTATTTGTTTTAATTGGAATAAGATTATCTTCCCAATCCCAAAACATTTCTCCACCGACTGGGATCTTATGATCGTTTGTGACAAGGCAACTGACAACATCATCAATCTTTTCGGTACGCTCAGCAGTTGGTAAGTTCTTAACTTGGACGTACTTGGTACCATGCTTTACGTAATGTGACCCCGTAACATGAATGTCACCAATCTTATAATAAGGGTCATTATAGTTCTTAATTCGCATGACCGCCTCCACAATACTACCATTGACCAATGTATCACCTAACTTCAAGTTCTTAATCATCGCAGTTTTACCATTTTCAAGTTGAATGGGGGTTTCGGGAGCAAAGCACCTAAACCTGATTCTAGGACGCCTGATTCTAGGACGCCTGAACCTAGGACGCCTGATCCTAAGACGTTTGAACCTAGGACGTTTGAACCTAGGACGCCTAAACGCCTTCTTAAATCTACGGAAACCCTTACGTCGTTTTCTGAAAAACTTTTTCGCCCCTCTTCCAACCTTCTTGAAACCTCGTCCAACAGCCCTAACACCCTTTTTACCCACACCAACGACAGCTCCAACACCCTTTTTCGCCAATCCACCAACTTTACCGACAGCCTTGAAAGGATTTAATTTACCTAGCAGTCCACCGAAAAATGCAGCCACTCGACTCCAAAAGAACACTATAGCCACTAAGGGACCACCGATCGATGACGAACAAGAAGATGCCATACTAGACATCATGAGTAGGGGCATCATATTAGCCGCCATCTTTCTACCCTTTATTATATTCTACTGAGAAAAAAGTACATAAAAGTATAAGACATAAATAGGATATGTATGAGATTTACACAGATGGAAGTTGCCTCGGGAACCCTGGTCGTGGTGGCTGGGCTGCTATAAGTAAGGACTTCAAGATATGTGGAGCACAACCTAATACGACAAATAACATAATGGAAATGACAGCTATTTTGCGAGCTCTCGAGCAGGTCCGACAGATGAATGAAAAATCTGTGCGTATTTTCACGGATAGTAATTATACGAAACAAGGAATAACCTCCTGGATTCACAACTGGAAGAAGAATGGTTGGAAGACTTCTTCGGGTGGTGATGTTAAGAATAGAGAATTATGGATTGAATTAGACAAAATAAGAGACTGTTTTATTATGATAGAGTGGAGATGGGTCAAGGCACATAATGGAGACCCCAAAAATGAAGAGGTTGATAAATTAGCCAGGGAATGTGCGAAAAATTTATCCGTATAATCTAAGTCCATGAGTGTTCAAAAGAAAGACGAACACTGTGAATGGTGTGAAAAACAAGAAAAGTTGCTTATAAAATGGGCAGAGAAGGCGGCTGGATACCGCTGGTTGCATAATCACGCACGCCTATTTTACAAGAAACAGAATGATTGGTTGTCTTACCCTAGTATAGTCATAGCAAGTATAACAGGTGTTGGTGGTTTTGCCGTTTTAAATCCGAGTGGTAATGAAGATGTGTCACCACAGACGAAGAATAACATAATGATCATCCAGTATTTCTTTGCCTTCCTAAATGTTTTGGGAGGGATTTTGACGAGTATCTCAAAGTTTAGTCAGTCTCTACCTCTATCTGAGGCACACTCGGCTATGTGCGTACAATGGTCAAAGTTCTATAGGTCTATTGATATGGAAATATCACTCGATGTGAAACACCGTTCAGAAGTTGTTGAGTTTCTTATGAAGTCTCGAGAAGAATATGACAAGTTATTGGATGATGCACCAGATATACCAGCTATATCTATTCAGGCATTCATGGTTCAATTTCCCGAGAAAGAGAACAAGCCAGATGTATGTAACGGATTATCGATTGTCGTGAGTGATGACGCAGCATCTATAGGGTCACGACAGCGTTCAGTATCCAGATGGCTCGGTGCTTTCAAACACGTAAAGATGGATAACAGGAGAAAGAGTCGTGACATTGAGATGGATGAACTACAAAGACTTGAATCAGTATAAATAAAAATCTAGATTAACTATAAATGCAACGATTACCCGCGGTCTTCCTCATCACATTGGTGTTTGGACTCTTTTATTTTTTGATTGATAAGATGAACCCCAAATCATTTGGTTTCAAGACTATGTTAGATCCTTTTTACTTTAGTTTCACAACTATGTCGACCGTTGGTTACGGTGACTACTCCCCAAAGACGGATATGGCTAAGTTTTTGGTTATGGTTCACCAAGGTCTCCTCATTGGTGAGATTATTAGTCTTTTAGGTCTTGAATCTAACTCCAGTATGTCTAACCGCATGGCTCAGTTGAAGAACATGGTTCCACCTTTACCTAAGACTGCCTAAACAGTACAAGATTTATCTGCGAACAGCGCATAAAAAGCGGTTGCTGCTACCGTAGTAGTTACCAAAAGATTCTTATGTTGAGGTAAAAATGCCATAGACACTATAAGTAGGCACAGTATGTAAATGTACACAAACTGTGCGTATTCAGTGATAGCTCTAGAGTAACGACTCAGTCCTGGTGAACCTGGGTAGGATACGAATGGCGCGTTTGATTCATTATTTATTTGAGTTGGTTTGAAGTTCTCAAAAATAACGTTACTCTCATCCACCTTAATATCGTCACGACTTCTACACAGTGTGTTGAAATTTAACTGATCATCTTTACACTTAGTTTTGGCTTCAGCTTCAAGGAACTCTAAAAGTTCTTTAGCGTACCCCATATACATTCCAGCGTTAGCGGTACCACTCCCCTTACATGTACCAAAAATGAGGCTTGTGATGAACTTACCACTTATATTGGGATCACTGGAAAGTAGAATCTTACAATTAAACTGTTTAAAAAGTTCTACAACGTTACTTGGATCCTTGTTAATCTTGGTATCGAAACCATCTAGGAATATGATAATATCCGTGGCATTCTTGGTTTTTAAGTAGTCCATAACACCCTTGGTCTTGTCGGAGAACCCCTTCCACTCTGTACCCCATCCCAAAACTTTGACTGGAACATTGAACTCATTGTTCGTCAGTTCTTCAAATAAGCCATGTGATTTATTGGCATATGTCACTATCTCGTATGACATTTGATATATGCTGATATTAAAATTCAACCCACTTAAAGTCAAGGCCCCTAGATAATATGTGGGAAGGAGTCCCACCGTTATACAAGTTGGTTAGTAACATAATCAAGTTGCACCGTTCCTATAGCTCAGTTGGTTAGAGCGTGGTGCTTATAACGCCAAAGTCACGGGTTCGAGCCCCGTTAGGAACACTCTTTTTAGAATGATTGTCCTCATTGTAAAAGTTGTGAAACGGAAACCTAAGTGGATATTCAAAATGAAAGAAATAAACATTCAAGATGATGAAATATAATTTACTCGACAGTGTTCATTGGAAAGAGTCTCTTAACGACGAGAATCCAATCGTCAAACACTTCATTGAAAAAAATATTAATACCAAACTCAAAAAAAATCATGGTACAATCATGTCGCATAAGTTTGCAGATTTAAAGGTTGGTTATGTTCAGATTGGTAATAAAATTATGAACGGTTCTCCTTTCATCGATGTTGTCGAAGAGTTTTTCCAACCGTGTAATATCGATACAAACGACTCCATTCGCATCATCACGAGGAATGGAAAAAACCAATATGCATTAAATATCAAAAAGGCTGGTTACAGAAAAATCCATGATACATTATACATTAAATATTCGGCGTATTATGAGATTTTACTGTGGATGAAAAAAGTAATTCAAGTTGATTTTTGTAAAACTCCTTGTTACATAAATATAACAACTCATGATAATGGTTTGGACCCAATGGATTATTATCTTGAAAATGACAATTATCTCAGTACCCGGGTTTAAGATCATCGGGTGTGGCATCCGGGAAGACGCGTGAGAAGAACAAAGGTCTTCCATGTTCACTGTGTCCTATTGTACTTTTGTGGGTTCTGTCTACGTGCATAAACTTACTCAAGTCTTTGTAATAGACCCTAGCTCCCCTTGAAATAAGATCCTCGTGTTTCATGTCTACATGGTTATCCATCGGAAAGAAAAATCGCTTGTACCACGCCATATTATTCACGTTAATTAAGTAGCATTTTGTACTAGAAATCCACTTCACCTTCTCTAGAGTTCCCTCCATTTTATCAGGAAGTCTAGATAAACAGTGGAAGAAACACATATCAAAGTCATCCCCCTTCTCATTGATAACTGATTGGATCTCATCGTATACCTTATTGGAGTCTATGACTACATTATCCTCAAATATGACAGCGTATTTTAGACCTTGATTTATACACTTTTCGTAGAACTTCATATGTCCCATTAAGCAACCAATAGCTCCCAAGTTGAAGTAGGTTATATCGGGACGTTTGATGTCTGGATCATTATACATCTCTACGGCTTTTTCGTAGTAATCCGCATCCACGTGTTCTCGGAATTTCTCAGCTAGCTTTGGGGTTCTAGTATCCTTACCATATATGATTTCCAGTGGTATCTTTTTGTCAATGCTACGAATGAATTTTTCGCTTCTCGCAGGTTCATTTTTTATAGCCAATAAAAAACATTTGAAATCATACTTTTCAAACTTTTTTCGTTTTGTGTACCCAAGTAACAAGCATACGATTACGAAAAGTATAACATAAACAATCATATTACTTAAACAGGAGAAAATATATACAAATAAGAATGAACGCCGTAGATGTATGTGGTCTGTTGGGATCAGCTTTCATCGTTGTTATGTTCATACCTGAAATTAAGCACGTGTATAAACATAAAGATGCAAAAGCTATAAATTACCACTTCCTACATTTGAACTTGGCTGCGAGTGTTCTGTCCCTTGTGTACTCATTCCATTATAATGTTATACCTATGACTATTACAAACGTTGCCGCGGGTCTTTTCACCTTTCTTATGTACTACTTTAAATATATATACGAGGTTAAAGAAAAGAATCAAATTACTGATATAGTAGCCGAGGCTCCGGCTCCTATGGTGTAGTTGGTCAACACTGTGGACTTTGAATCCACCACCCCAAGTT